TTTAATTTTGGTGCGCTCGGAGGGACTCGAACCCACACACCTAGGTACTGGTTTCTAAGACCAGCGCGTCTACCAATTCCGCCACGAGCGCAAAATAATTTAAAATTATTCTTATTTTTAATAAAATTGTAACAGTACGATGCTAAATAAATGTGCGTGAGATATTTATTATGATTTCTAGAAGGAGATTACTAATGGCTGATATCGATAACGACGTATTAAATGACATCCTAAGACGCCTATCAGAACTTGAAGACACAGTAACAGCTCTAACACTAGATACTTCAGAAGATGATGAAGAAGATGATTTAGATGATGAAGAAGATGATTTAGATGATGAAGAATCTGACGATCAAGAATAAAAATTAGAAGAGGGGATCAAAAGTCCCCTTTTTTTATGGAGCGGGTAGTCGGGATCGAACCGACGACCTTCACGTTGGCAACGTGACGCACTACCGCTGTGCTATACCCGCATACTATGGTGTTTCGAGAGGGACTCGGACCCCCAACCTTCGGTTTCGTAGACCGATGCTCTATCCAGTTGAGCTATCGAAACATAATGGAAGAGCCACCCAGATTCGAACTGGGACCTTAAGGATTTGCAGTCCTACGCATTAACCATTTTGCTATGGCTCCGTTATTATATAGTTCGCGACATAATTTTACGAGCGCGACTAATATGTACCTGAACGAAACTATATGGTGTTGCATCAAGCTCCCAACCATGCTTCATTTCCAATGGACGGATAACACCTTCAAATTGATGTTTATTAATTTCATTGGTTACCAATTGTTTCCAGTCTTCAAAAGAAGTATTTTTCCTAGTATAAACAACACTAGGAGGAGTATATTCTTCTGCAGGTCGCTGAGTCCAGTTAGGAGTGGTCTTGCTTGACATTGTGCACTTTCCTTTTCAACTGTTTATATTATAGCCAGTATTGTAGCAGAAGTCAACACTTATTAATGTGGCTGATCAACTACTACCCATTCTGTAGTAGCCTCAACCCACTTATACAACTCACCACCATTTGGATGAGGTACTGGCGGATTCCACATCCAGTTTGTTTCTTTTGAAATAATCCAGCTATCAAATGGTTTTGGTGGATAGAACACGTCGTTTGTTCTATCATAGGTATAACCAATACGAGCATAATTACCTCTTAATGCTGGTTCACCATCTGGCTCGTTTGAGTTTGGTGCATAATGAACATTGCCTCTCGTGTTATAAGAAGTTTCAATCCATTCGCCTGGTGATGTATCGACGAATGTCTGAAAAGATTCTGGCTCAGCAACAATTACTTCCTGAACAATACCATTTAATACTTTTGCAAAATGCCCCATATTTCATTTCTCCTTTATGCTGTATACGAACCATAAGTTATAAATCTAAGAATTAGATAAGAACTAGTGGTAATTACCGTTGGAGACCAGTATTTGGCTGGGGATCAAGGACTCGAACCTCGGACATCCAGATTCAGAGTCTGGCGTTCTACCAACTGAACTAATCCCCAATATTGGCGATCCATAGGGAAATCGAATCCCTCTCGCCCCTTAGACAGAGGGGTCGCCTCACCAGATGCGTAATGGATCAATAAGGAGCTCACAGTAGGAATTGAACCTACATTTTCCGCTAAAGGACCTACTTAGGCTTAGTATATGTGAGCAAATGGTTGCAGAGGATGGAATTGCACCATCGTCCTTTTGGGTATGAGCCAAACGAGCTACTACTGCTCCACTCTGCTATAAACTATGACAGTTCCGATATCACCCATCGTCACTGACAACCGTTGAGCAGAGACTCGCGAATCTCTTGGATCAGGTTGGAACCTGATGCTGTTTGCCTATGGTGCCCGCAGCAGGACTCGAACCCACCGCCTCCTGAGTACAAAACAGGTGCTCTACCAGATGAGCTATACGGGCGAAACTGATGGGGTAGCGCTGTGCACAGGATCCGTCTGCTCCTACGCTACCCCTTACGACAGAATGGTGGAGTAGGTGGGACTCGAACCCACCTCAGATTCCTTGCAAAGGATTCCTGCTTGCCCTGAGCCTACCCCATTAATGGTGCGAGATGAGAGGGTCGAACTCCCGACATTCTGCGTGTAAAGCAGACGCTACTACCACTGAGCTAATCTCGCATATTTGGCTCCTCCGGTTCGGCTCGAACGAACGACCCTGGTGTTAACAGCACCATGCTCTACCAACTGAGCTACAGAGGAATAAACTTTATATTCTTATATTACTCTATATAGCACTTGAAGTCAAGAACTATTTTGGTAGACCATCGCAGATTCGAACTGCGGACATATCGCTTAAGAGGCGATTGCTCTAACCAGCTGAGCTAATGGTCCAAAACTTTATGAAGGTTCCCTAGCGCATTCAGGTCACCTACAACCCATCACCTCTGGCAGAGCATAGGAGAGTTGAACTCCTCTCGAGGGAATGAAAATCCCTAATCCTAACCGATAGACGAATGCTCCATATATGGCGGAAGAAGTAGGATTCGAACCCACGGTACGCTACAAACGTACGCTCGATTTCAAGTCGAGTGCTTTAAGCCAGACTCAGCCATTCTTCCGTATAAGCAAGGGTACGTGGCTCACACGTTTGCCTGCTGCCCCTTTACAGCGCCCCCGAACGATGAATCTTCTGGTCAGTGAAGAACACCAGGGCAAGAGCTTCTTGGGTCGTCTCAGAACCACCTGAATATCGACTGATCCAACAAAAGACATCTTGGTACATTGGTCGGAGATGCAAGATTCGAACTTGCGACCCTTCGCTCCCAAAGCGAATGCTCTACCAGACTGAGCCAATCTCCGTTATTCTATTTGGTTACCTGATATCAATTCTGTGGTACGTATGATAACAATCCGTACCATTCCAATGTTCTACTTTTCTACATCTTGGGTTGTTTAACCCACCCAATGTACAAAAATACAGATATGTGATCTGGTTACTAGTTGTAGGAGCAAACATAGGGAACATCATATATCCTCGGGTGTTAATCTACAACATATGCCAACTTTAATGGCTTTACTTTCTGTTTCTCGGTATCAAACCAATTTGGATCCCTACCATTTGCATCACCATGAAAGTTCCAAACTTGATGACCGCCATATACTGCTACGTGAGCATCAACAAGGGCAGCAAACTCAGGACACAGACCTTTTGCCTTATAGGTAGGCAGTACCGTTTTTTTGTAATGTTCGCGAGCTTCTTTGAGAATCATAGACATTTTCTCACCTCTTTACATGATCGAAGATGGTTGGGACAGCTGGATCCGAACCAGCGACCTAACGCTTATCAAGCGTTTGCTCTACCAACTGAGCTATGCCCCAGTATTATGGTGGACCCTCTGGGACTCGAACCCAGGACACCTCGATTAAAAGTCGAGTGCTCTAACCAACTGAGCTAAGGGTCCAATTGTTTCTTCAAGGATGCACCAGCTATCTAACTTCTGTCACCACCGTCGTTGTATCGCGAATAAGACGGACTGAGAAGGCTACCAGGCTTTACGATCACCCAGGCTCTGATGCACCCATGAAGAAACAACCTTTCGATTGTTTCAACTGATTCAAATGTCAAACAGCGTAGTCTTTATTCTCTTATACTAAGACCAAGTTGACTAGATGTCAACCATAAAAAAACGGGGTCTTTTGAACCCCGTCTTATTAGTAGGGTGTTACCTACTTATTAGACAAGGCCGGCTTCCCGAGCGCCTAGTGCCGCAATACCTGCTGCAACAATAGCACGCGATGGATTACCAAGGCGATACTTATTCTTTACATGACCCTTTGCATTCTTACGCTCATTGAGATAAATGCAATGACCCTGTTCACGAAGATATCCTACAACACGACCCGGGCTCTTAGCACCAAATCGAGCACCAATCTGCTTAGCAGTGAGCTCTTCACCATTCTCAAACGCTTCCAAAACACGAGCAGTCTTTGTCATTAAGTTCTCCATTTTCACTTTATTTATACGGCGTCTTTCACCGTAGCCATTACGATAGTTGATTTTCTTGTGAAAGTCAACAACTTTTTTTACAGAATGTCGACAAGTCTTCCATTCTGGTCCACCGCACGAATGCGATAGTCCGGAAAGCGAGATTGTAGTGAACGCATCTCGCTTATAATACGCTGAGAGTTATTCGAGGTAATATGATAGGTTCTCCACATTCCAGATTTATCCTGAGCCTGTATCTGTACCTGATCCATTAACCTCTCCTCATCCTAGCGATGTCCTCAGCATCCTGTTTAACAAACACAGGAACCATATTTGACTTGTGCATAGTAGCAATACCAAGAAGCTTGCGCTCGCCACTATACACTTTTTCTTCTGGTTTAGCATAAACGCCTGGCGCCATTCCGGTCTTACCAAACGCTGTTCTATCTACCAGCATATCATGATGATACTGTCTTCGCCACTCTTTGTCAAGCACCTTCTTATCGGCTTTTTTGCCTTTTGTCATCTTCTCAACCCACTGTTCGTGAGCTGCTAGATTCCATTTAGCCTTGCCTGTAAGCTTAGATTTACGCTTACGAGTACTGGTACTGGTACTGGTGACGAACACCGGTAAAAGATGCATCGTCATTAGCTACGCTCGTAACGATCGAGAAGACGGCTAAGATAGCCCATTTCCTCACGGATACCTTGAGCATAACCGTAATCACGTTGACCAAGCTCGGGATCTGCATCATACATAGCTAACAGACGACGAGTATCGTCTAAGCGGAGATACAGTTCATCTACCAACTCTCGCAACTGCACATCTGGCGCTCGCGAAAAAAACACATCACTCATTATTGCATCTCCTCTACCAGAATTCGATTCACTTCACCTATGCCAATAAGAACGATTTCGCGAACTTCGCCATAGACTTTGAAAGGCTCGTCAACCTTTACCATGTGTTGGACTTCACCACCAAACTTCACACGGCTATTGAGCACCAGACCCGTATAAGGAAGAAACCCCAGATACAATCCGTTAATTCTCGAACCTTCCAAATTCCAGTTCATCCTCAGACCTCCGAGATATCAATGAAGTGTTGGATACTCATTGCAATGCCTAAGCCGAGAGCCAACACTAGCAACGGACCAAACACTATCAGACAATCGATCACTTCCATCTCAATCTCCTCATTGTCTAGCTATGATAACATCAAACTGGATTGGTGTCAAGCCCATTCTTCTGAGGGAGCTGCACCAATCACTCGTTCTTGGATGAGACAGTAGCCTTCAGATCCAAACTCTTCAAAAGCCGCCTCAGCAGCTTCTTGAGAAGCATACACTCCGAGACACGGGCAACCATCGTATTCAAAGTCAGCAAAAAGCACATATACGGTCATTGCTAAGCTCCTGTGTTTATGTTAGATTAGTCTCGAACAAAAGCATCTGCGTCAAGGACTCGTTCATCAATGTAAGCAGAGCCACGTGGATCAAAACGATCAAACGCAGCCTCAGCAGCTGCTCGCGAGCTATATACACCAATCACCTCAAGTCCATCATCTTCAAAGTCGAACATAAGCATATATACAGTCATTGCTAAGCTCCTGTGTCTCTGTATTTCTAACCTACCCATATATGATAACATCGTTTGGGGTAAGTGTCTACAAAAATCAGCACCAACTCCCAAACTTTCTTGCTACTTCGTCTGTTACGCTAAACCAGCTTCTTCGAAACGGGTTACGGTACGGACCAGGTATTGCTCCGCTTGTGCGTCTACTAGGGCGGTAGCTAACAACGAATCTCGGGAAACGTGGACCCTACGGCTGATTTCCTCGAGTACGCATATAAGGGTGAAACCGTCTAAGGTAGGATGACGAGAGAGGAATTGGGGTACGAGACGGGGATTGTGGCGGGTCATTGCTAAGCTCCTGTGTTGGTGTTGGTACTGTTTTATAACGTACCACTATGATAACAGGTCTAGCAGCTAGGTCTAGCGAAATCAGCACGGAACCCAAAAGATTCTTGCTACATAAAATGTCGTTGAATGTAACAATTTGTTACACTTCTCAAAATCACGTCTGTCGTTGTCCGGAAGGTGTCCATATACAGGCTACCCTTGACGAGTGCGAATGGATTTTGACTATATGTTTGAAATCATTAAACATTTTGAAATACCAAAGGTTTGTAACATTTTGTTATCTTTTTGAAATCATTGGCATTTTTACAGTGCTATCTGCTTGTGTTCGCACTGATTCAGCTATTACAGAATTTGTTACAATTTTGTCTAAAACAAAGGCAGTTTTCGTGCTGATTTCAGTTGTAATTATTTCTAACGATGTTATCATATTGGTACGTTGAAGATGTAGATACAGGAGCTAGACAATGGAATACGGTTTGGTCGCGCTTGTTGGTGTTATTGTTTCGTTCGTGTCGTTCTGCGTAGGGGTCCGAATGGGGTCCGATTATGTAGCCAAGCGCATGATTGAGGAATTTGGGGGGAAGCAATAACATGCTGCTCACCGAAGATCGTGTAATGGAGCTTGTAGCAATTTCTACAGAATATGCTAACTCACGTCAGCTCGATGTAGATTGTTATCTTGAAGCCATGCTCAACCCTGTCAATATCGGACGTTCAGACGCAGGCGTTATTGTCGAGCTTCTGATCCAGTACCACAAAGACTGGTTAGCAAAGTTGTAACAAAAATAACTGAAATCTTACAAAAATATGGTAGACATTTTGAACGACGATGTTATCATATATGGGTAAGTTGAAACAAACAGAAACGTCCACTCCGGACACAACAGAAAAGGGTTACAAAATGGCTAAGCTTTTTACTCTCGCAGGTGTTGCTCGTCAGAACGACGGCATCCTTGTTTTCCGTGCAACGACTCGTGCAGAATATCCTGAGATCCTTCGTAAGGAAGGCAAGACGGATATCAACTTCTTGACTTTGCCTCAGGCAATGGACAAGCTGTCCGCTACTCAGTTTTTGGCTACGCAGCCTTCCTTCCAGACTGCCGAGATCCTGGCACTGTTTGGTGCTACCAAGCCTGCTAAGGACAAGCTGTTCGAGAAGGCAAAGAGCGAAGGACGTGCTGCTCGGGCTGCGGCAACTGGTGTTAAGACTGTAAAGCTCGCGACGTTGACCAAGAAAGCAGCGGTTGAGTTTGTGAAGCGCAAGGTTGAAACATCCTCAGACGAGATTGCTGATATCAAGGAGAAGAACTTGGAGACAATGCGTAAAGTGTCGTCCAAGCTGAAGAAGTACAATCAGATCGCTCGTGAAGATGGACCGGGTGTTGAAGGTTTTGATCCCGATATGGCACGTGCTGAGGTTGCTAACATGCTCTCGGAAATGGATCAGCTCGACTCCTTTAAGGCTCCTGGAAAGATCCTTAAGGGTGACCTGAAGTACATGATTTAAAAACAGATTGGACCTACGGGTCCATTCTACTAGAACAGATTGAGGTCTGTTGCAGTGGAATGGTCAAACAGGAGAATAAGTATGCAACATCCGTTAAATTTTCTTGATAACATTGACGACCGTGTTACTAGTTTTGTTAGCACGTTCAACGAGTTTCTCCCTGAGGATCTTGGATTGGACCGTCGAGCAGGTTATCGTTTTTACGTAGACTCGGGTTATGCGTGTATTGCAATCCAGAAACGTGATGATAAGACGCTACAATATTACGGTGGTTTTGAGTATGTTGACAAAGAGTTTCGCCGCGAAGTAGGTAATTGGGTTTTTTACTTTGATGAAGATAGTCGAGTATCAAGGGCTATCTCTTACCTCAATGAAGGAGTTGAATAATGGATAAGGAAGCACTCGTGCGTTACATTGAAGATCTCAATATTGAGCTACTTCAGCTTTGCAAGACCCTTAAGGATTCGGACACTCGTTCAGAACAGTTTGAAGCTTTTATAGCTGTCAAGAACGCTTCACATTTCCTTGAGTCTTATCTGTATCCTACAGCTTATTATGATGAGCTATATCTGGATGATGAGTTTGAGGAAGATGTTATTGAATGATTGACTTCTAGGCACTCAGATGTTATTATAAAGCATCAACTGAAGGAGAACTTGAATGGCACACATGATCGAAACGGTAAATGGTAAAGCTCAAATGGCTTATGCGGGCGATGTTCCGTGGCATGGCCTTGGTACAAAGGTCCCAAATGATCTGACACCTGAGCAGATGCTTGAGGCTGCTGGTCTTGATTGGACTGTTGAAAAGGTTCCTGCGTATTCTAAGATCGGCGGCAAGCAGGTTGCTATTGGACGGTCTGCGCTTGTTCGCTCGATGGATAACAGTGTCCTTGACGTCGTGTCGGATGATTGGAATCCTGTTCAGAATCAGGAAGCGTTTGAGTTTTTTAATGAGTTTGTAGCGGCTGGTGACATGGAAATGCATACAGCTGGGTCATTAAAGGATGGACAGGTTGTATGGGGGCTTGCTAAGGTTAAGGAAAGCTTCGAGCTCTTTAAGGGCGACCAGATTGACTCCTACCTACTCTTCTCCAACTTCCATAAGTATGGCTGCTCCACAGACGTTCGGTTTACTCCGATTCGTGTGGTGTGCAATAACACCTTGACGCTGTCACTATCTAGCAAGGTTGATCAGATGGCTAAGATCTCTCATCGTAAGGTGTTCGATCCTTCCAACGTCAAGGATATGCTCGGCATTGCTACAAACAAGCTTGCTAAGTATAAAGAGATGGCTTCATTCCTCGGCTCTAAACGCTACAACGAAGAAAACATTGTTGAGTACTTCTGCCGTATCTTCCCAGTCTCTGGATCACATGAAAACAAGAAGAAGGAAGTGTCTAAGAACGCTGCCATTGCTCTTGATGTAATTGATACCCAGCCCGGTACAGAGTATGCTCCTGGTACGTGGTGGCAGGCATTTAATGCGGTAACTTATATGACGGACCACTTGACAGGACGTACAGCAGACAATAGACTACATTCTGCATGGTACGGTAGCAACAAAATGTTGAAAACCAAAGCACTTGAGACTGCAATCGAAATGGCTGAAGTAGCCTAAGGAGAATGAAAATGGATCGCATGGTAATTGAAGATAACATTCGCACTACTATTGATGAAGAATTTTTTGATGGTGGTTTGTTTACGACATCTGACATCGCAGAAATTACTGGATTCCGTTCTTGGGACTGTTCCTACGCTTTGCGTACAATGGTCCGCAATGGAGAACTTGAAGTAGCAGAAAAGATTCCTCTTAGTGATGGTTTTGGACCGTCGTGCGGATATACTAACGTATATCGTCTGCCTGTAAAGACTTCTCAGTTGGCGGACCAAGTTGCTGAGGCTCTCGGCTTTAAGTCAAAGGATCTTAGCGATTACAGCGATCAAGAACTTATTAATGAACTGAAACGTCGTATGGGCGCTTAAGGAGAACACAATGGCTCGTCGTCCAGGTATTATTGCTAAAAAGGTCAAGACTACGCGTGTTTCAAAAAACACAACCTATCTGGTCAATCGTAAGTATATGGGCGACGAGCCAGAGTTCCTTGGTGCTATGACCAACGGCGAATATGGTCTAGCGCTCAATTGGTATAATACAATGTGCGATAATAATGATGCACGTGAGTATATTACTGAATATCTTATAAAGCGTAATCGTAGAGCAGAAGCTAAATTGCTTGCCAAGCTCGATAACTGTTGGGTACCTACAACTGTAGCTTGGCGCTGCCGATTGATTAATCGTGGGTATGAAGTTCCTACTGAAAATAATTTTTTAGAAGAAACCCTTGCCTCTGCTTTAGCTAGAGTATCAAAGGAGGAAACGCATAAAGACGATCAAAATGTTTTATCCATTCAAGATCGCATGCGTGAGCGTCAGAGCGAGATTATAGGCGACATAGAAGAGCTACTCGACTATGGCACTAGCTTCAGCCTTTATGATTGGTTGAAGGCACAGAATATTCCAGCTACATATTGCCCTGCTATTATTGAATATTATGCTCCTTGGATGGATGAGCTCATCCAAGCATATGAAGGCAAGGATGAACAGCTTAAGGAAGCCTATAGGCACATGAACAAGAAACAGTTGAAGGAACGTATTTTATTCTTCAACAAACTTATTGACGACGCTAAGCGTTATGGTGACGTGACGAAAAAAGTTAGAGCACCACGTAAGCCACGTGCTGTGTCCATGGATAAGAAGCTCAAGCACTTCAAATGTCAGAAGGAAGATAACACCTACAAGATTGCCTCAATCAACCCAGAAAAAATTATTGGCGCTCAAGAACTTTGGACTTTTAATACCAAATACAAGATTGTAACGGTTTTCCGAGCTTTAGACCGTGGTGGTTTGCAGATTAATCGATCTAGCATTACAGGCTATGATGAGAGCACTAGCTTTAGCAAGAGCGTTGGTCGTAAACCAGAAGTAGTACTTGACAAGCTACAAAAAGGTAGTAAAATAGTATTAAGAAAGTTGATGGACGAGTTAAAGACAGATAAGCCACTACAGGCTAGGATAAATGAGAATACTGTACTGATGAAGGTGTCATGATGGAAAATGAAAATATGATTAAGTTCCTTGAGGACAAGATTGAAGATCAAGCTATAACAATTTTTGATCTAAGACTTGAGGTTCAGATCCTTATAGACATTATTCGTGATCTTGAAAACAAATTGAGGGCTTCTATATAATGGACTGTTGGATTTTTGATATCGATGGAACACTGGCTAATGGTGATCATCGTCAGCATTACTTGCTGAGCGAGCCCAAAGATTGGAATGGGTGGTACGGAAACACCAAGCATGATACTCTCCATGAAGATATAGCAGATTTTGTAAAGATCGCACACGATAAGGGAATGAAGGTAATACTTTGTACCGGTCGTGATGATCGTTGTGAGACTGCAACAATTAATTGGCTTTTCAGATACGGTATCAAATACGATCATCTTTTCATGCGTAAAAATAAAGATTTTCGTTTGGATAGCATTATCAAGAAGGAAATGCTTGACAATATCCGCTTGATGGGGTATAATCCTTTGTTGGTGTTTGAAGACCGTGATAGCGTAGTAAAGATGTGGCGTGAGAATGGAATCCGTTGTCTACAGGTTCAAGAAGGAAACTTTTGATGTTTGATCCTACTTCTGAAGAAAGACAAGCATACGTAGAAGGTTATTCGGCAGTGACTCAATACAATTTGAAGTCAAATAAGTTTTTGCCTAATCCGTATAATGATAAAACAGACCAATTTCTTTGGGAAGCTTGGGAGGTTGGCTTCAATGATGCTTTTGAAGATGAAGTTAACGTGACACGTATCATTGAGGAAATGAGCAATGACTAAGAAAACCGTGTTGATGATTGACCCACCCTCGGGTTGGAAGTATGGCTTCCCTATGCCATTGCCCGATGATCGTCCTACCAATACACTTGAATGGTTGGTTGAGCAGGGGTATCCGCAGAAAGAAATTGATGCTTATGGTGAGCATTTCTATTGTCGTTATTGGGAACAGGAGATTGAAGATGCAAATTGAAATTGATGACTCGATTCTTGATAATATCATTGTTGAACGGTTCAAGAAGGATTATATTCGTCAGCAGGAAGATATCGATCGTTTGTTGAGCAAGGGTGAACTTGCAGATTTTGAACGTGAAGATCTTTGGATGCACAAGGAAACTGCAGAAGGTATCGCAATCGTTCTCCGTTATTATATGTATCGTCCTGATGCTGATGCTTTCATTGCTGAGAATGAAATTTCTTGACTTTTATGACGATTTCAGCTAATATAAATATATTGCTTGGTTGTTGAGGCGTAAGGAATAGACAGTTTGGACGGGAGTGCAAATCTCCCCACCTCCACCATAAGCAGATTGTGTCACACTTTATTGAGGTTGACGACCTCAAGTCCGCTTATGTTGGGGGTGTACTAGGTTCGACAGGCTGTGGTAAAGGTACGAAGAGACTAAGTAAACTCGTAAATGCAGCATATGCATCAAACGACAATGTTCCTTATTCAGCAATGAAAATTGCTGCTTAATTAGCTAAGTCTGCGGTCTGACAGGGAACCGTATTACCCAATCCCTGTCGCCTTATTTTTCCATTTGCAGAACCTGAACATTGACGAGAACAAAATCGTTTTGTTGGTACGCGTGTTTCGATATCTCTGTCACAAGTTTCGCATTTAATAATTCTTTTGACATTTTTAATTTTTGAAGATCTAATTTTATCTCTTGTTTCTTTAGATCTGACTAGACCAGTCATCCCTTTATTCCAAGCATTATAGTTTAATTTTAATCCTTTGTTCCATGCTGGATGGGATTTACCTTTGTTAGTACCAAATCCATTTCCGCCAACAGCAGATTTCTTTTTGTTATAATACTTTGTGGTTTTATTATAAATGTTTGGCGTCCAATAAAGTTCTTCATCACGAATCATATTGAGCCACTTTTGCTCAGCTTCGCGAAGAGCTTTTGTATCTGAATTGACGTATTCTAAAACTCTAAATTTGAATGTTTCCGGTCTTTTCTTATATGCTCGTTTCATCATTTCATTCGAACAAATATAAGAGTCATTAACTTTACCGTGATGACCGCCAACGTAAAAAAACTTCGCTTTGGTATCGTACCAAATGTAAACGTAACCTGTATAAATATGCATAGCTGTATCTCCCAACTGAGTATAGAGTCAGTGGATATTAGTAGTATCGCGACTGACAA